GGGAGCTAATCGTTATCGGGTGTGCAATCCCGGTGGGAGTGTCTGTATTGATTGCGATAACCCTTACCGTGCGGCAACTGTGGCCAAGGCGTTAGCTCAGTGTTCGAGCCACTCCTCGATGGTCATCTCGCGGCCTTCGGACCAGAATTCTTGACGCCTGTACCACTTCTTCCAGTCGTTTGCTCCCTTGCGGCTGTTGCAAGAGAAACAGCAGGCAATCAAATTGTCGCGGGTGGTTAGTCCTCCCCGTGCTTTGGGGTGAACGTGATCCAAAGTAGGATTGCGTCCTAAAGGCTCCGAACAGTACGCGCAACAGTACCCGAATGCCAGGAGTATGAAGTCGCGGAAGCGGACCTTCTGTCGACGCTTCGAGACGAGGATCGTCTCATCGATGGTGTGATCCATCGAGTTGCTTGATTGACGACAAAGACGTCTCCTGCAACTGTTCGGACTGTACCGATTGAAATTTAGTCTTTAACGATAATCATCCAACCTGTAGCTTTTCCTTCGATTTGCCACCGCTCCAGGAATTGCTTGCGGTTGACTCTGACATCGCGGCCACCGCCATGGACATGACCACCTTGCATTAAAAGAGGCTCACCGGCTGGATCATGCATGATGAATTCGTCGCGGTTGAAGCCGACGATTACGCTCCAGTGGCCAATACCTGTTGGTTGCTCGATCGGGCCTCGATGCAGCCAACCGACCATGACAGGGCGGCCTGCACGGATTTCATCCTCGATCATCTTTGCCGTGCCGTCGTAACGGAACTCGGCATTTAGTCCATAACCCTCCAGTGTTTTGATGTGGGCAAACACGCTGGTGGTGTCGCCATGAGCTTTTAAGTCCCAGGCATATTCAACGTCGCCTGATACACGGCGATATTTGGCCGCCACCATTGCTGCGGAGCTGGTTAGGCACTCGCGCAAAGGCTGTATGGGGTTGTCCAGTTGGGTGAAGTAAGGAGTCAACACCCACTGCTCCATGCCACTAGCGGCCCAGACTTCTCGCCACGCTGCGTCTTCTGCTTTCAAGTGTTCAGGAAGGGCTTCTTGTAGTTGCTGGATCGCAGCAAGTTGGTGGGGGTGACCAGGGCGGAAGTACTGGAAGTACTGAAGCAAGGAAAAGTCGATCATTTCTCTGGCATTGATCCAGGGAACAACAGTTGCTCGATGTAGCGGACGGCATGGTCATCTACTTGGTTGTCGGTTTTAGAGACCATCTCTTTGAGGCAGTCAACAACAAAGCGTTTTACAGCGTTGCTTTTGACGAATTTGAAGATGATGGGTTGGAGAAGGGCCAGCATCGTTCCAAGGCGTTTTATAAAAGTCTATGACTGCCGATATTGTGCTTCAATTTTGGTAATTGTGGCTTCTGCAACGCGAAGTCTTTGAAAAATTTCAGAGTTGTTAGCTCTTACATCACTGTGGAATTCGTCGAGTCGGTCACTCAGGTTTTCTACTGCGGTGGCCAGACGAACGATCGTTTCTCTGGTTTGTAGGTTCTGTTTTGATGCAGCGCTAAGCGACATTCCTGCAGCAGTTATTGACGCACCTGCAACGGCGGCTAATAATTCAAACATCGCCCCACCGTGACATACACCCATCATGGCTGATCAAGTGGAGAAGAAGGCCATTGATGAAGATGATGATGACAAGCACAGTTGGCTGAGTCACGTTGTCCGCATTGCGTTGATGGTGTGGGCTTGCGCGATTATTACGTCGAACTACCTCGGTATATTCAAGCAATCTATAGACGTGACTTTTTCGGCTTCGTTGCTCTCCTCGATGGCAGCGTCGTACGGTTTGTCGGTTGGGCGTAATGCACCGAAAAAGAAAGACGAACCAAAGGCTGACCCAGGTAAGTAAAATTTAAGAGCTGTTGCAGTATTACAGCATGAAATGGTTACTATTGCTGGCGCTGTTTCCTATTAGCGCAAACGCTCAAAGCATTCCGACGTGGAGTCAAGGCTCCATGCAGGCAACGACCACCTCGACGCAGACTATTACTGAAACGGTTGCGCATGAAATTTACGGTGGTGCGCTGACCACTTACAGCGGCACCAACGTGGAGCCGAGCACCAACATCACCGATAGCTCTGCTACCTACAGCATCGTCGATACCGCCGAACCATGGCAGCTCGAAATCACCACTCGCGCAGCAGGGCTCATCGAAACGATCGATACCGATCGAACCATCGACATCGATACCACCACTACCTCGCTCTCGGTCTTCTCCAACTGATCCTCTGCGTTCCAGTGTTTGCTGAAGAGGGTGAGACCAATAACGTGGCTCGCCCTCAAGCCGCTGCGACGTCAAACAATACGAACCAGTCGGTTCAAATCAACCAGCAGGGACAGAGTGGTCGGCAAAACTTCGGCAACGGAGTGAGCTGTAATGGTGCCACACTTAATGTCACGCCCTTTTACATGGGCAACGACACCATTCCTTACGACTACGAGTCCTATGTTCGCTCCAACAACTGGGGTATTCAATTCGGTGTGGTCATCCCTCTCGATGGCAGTATTTCAGAGATGTGCAAAAACCTGGTTAAGCGTCAGCTGGAGCGGGAAAGACTCAGCTACGAACTGACCCGTGCCACGCAGTGTGCGAAGTTGCTGGAGACGGGATACACCATTAGACCCGACTCTGCTTTGAGTGTTTTGTGTAGCCACGTCGTCTCCATCGAAGCCTGGCGTCAGACTCAACCGGGGTCTTCCCCCTTACTTTTGCAACCTTCTTCAAAGCCGTCGTCATCACCGGCTTCAAAACCTTAGTTAGCCGTTTCAGTAGCGCTCCGGCTGCAAGGGTTCCCGCGACGGATGCAACTGAGGCCGCTCCAGCGGTGAATACAGCTGTTGAAAGAATTTCCGGTTTTGGTACTGGAAGCGGGGTGTCGATAAACGGAACGTTGATTGTGGTTGTTTCGGGCAGTCCTTTAACTTCAGGTTGAGACTTATTTGTCTTACGTTTTTGGGCTTCCTGTTTTTCTTTGGCCCGCATTTTTGCCTCTTTCATTTGCCGGGCTGACGGCAGGATTACGGGTTTGTATTGGGGAACATAAAAAGAAGGAGCCAGTAGCTCCATCCGTGGTGGAAGGGCTACCGGCTCGGGAAGTCTGATGCTTGGGAGTAGAGGCGGTTCTCCCATTTAAATCAGAAAGCGTACTTCGCTCCAGCCTTGACGCCGTAGGAGTTGGCGGAATCGCCAGTCACACCGCTCAGTTCTCCGTAGACGCTCAGCTTGGAGCTAGCAGCGATAGAAGCGCCGAGCTTGCCGGAAAGTTCCACCTCAGCTTCTGCGCCGTCCGGATTGACCAGAGCTGGGCCTCCTTGGAGATACCAAGAAGCAGCACCGCTGGTGCCTTCAACACCAATGTGCATGTCAGTGACGGCGCCTGCATAGTTGCTACCGAGGAAACCTGCGTTGGTCTCGACGTTGACAAAAGGAGCGGCAGCAGCGGCTGAGCCGGTTGCGAGAACGGCACATGCGGCCAGAAAAGACTTGAGCATTGTATGAGGAAAAGACGCGATCAATCTAGAGGAGATCTTTTTTGCCGGCAAGAATTGCAAGCGCACGCTGGTAATAGAACGTGTCAGTTTTTCCAGCGGCCTCAAGAGCCTCCTTTACCCGTTTCCAGTTTTCCAGCGTGCGCTTATCCATATCACCAAGGAGTGCCGCTGGCTTTGCTCGGTGCGCGTTGCTCATCAATCTGTGCTTGGAGCGCAGCTTCGATTTCAGTAACTTTTTCGGCGGTCAGCTTTTCTTTGACCCAGCCGATGACCATTTCTTCAGTGAGGTCGGCGTAGGGAATCAAGGTGTCAGGCCGCTCGAAACCGATGCTGCCGTATGCGCCGGACTGGTACGTTCCATCGTTGGCGTCCACGCGGTAGTGGGCGGTCATGACGAAACCATCAGCGGTTTCGCGGTCCAGCTGGCTGACGCTCCAGGTAACTGTGGTGGTCATGAGAAAAAGCCTTTCGCTTTGCAGTGTAATAAAAGTACCCCGTGTTGCCACGGGGCGCATTACCGATCAAAGACCGGCGTCAGTTAGGCGTTGTTCAAGAGTTTCAATTTTGGCGATTGCCTCTTTTAGTGCAGCAGTTAGTAGGGGCACAAGCTTGGATTGGTCGATGCCTTGCATGACGGCATTGCCATCAACATCGACTTCGTTGTGCGTTCCAGTGACTGCTTCTGGTACAACAGTTTGTGCTTCATGAGCGAGGAAGCCATCGACTGTTGTGTCAGCATTAGCAATGAAGTTGAACCGTTTGGGTGCAAGTTGTTTGACTCGATCAATAGCGCCGTCGAGATCAACAACATTTTCTTTTAAGCGATAGTCAGAGGAAGTGTTAAAAGCAGTGGCGCTCCCATCGGTTGCGATTGATCCAACCTGACCATTTCCATTCCTAAACAATAAATGGAAGCGGGATGAAGTGCTTGTTGTGATAGTCGATATGCCAACATTGCCCCCACTCACATCTTGATCAACACAAAGAGCCGCAGTATCTGTATTTGCGGTACGTCCAATTAAAAGGGCGCCGCTGGAATTGATGCGCGCGCTTTCGCTATTGCCAGTTGTAAAGGCAAGAAACCCACTGGAAGAATCTGGGTCGCCCTCAATCGCTGTGGCACCAGCATTCCCAGCGGTGGTTGTAAACAAAATTTTGGGATTAGCCGAAGAACCCTCTTGAAGATTTAGTGCAAACCCATTGG